CAGGTCGGTTCACCGTCGGATAAACCGAGTCCCAAATCTCCTCGGCCCATTGGTGATACGCCCACTCGTCAAGAATCACGAGGTTCGCCGTAAACGTCCGGCCGGACGTTTACGGCGAACCTCGTGATTCTTGACGAGTGGGCGTATCACCAATGGGCCGAGGAGATTTGGGACTCGGTTTATCCGACGGTGAACCGACCTGATGGCGGTCAGGTGATCGGTATCAGCACCGCCGACATGGGGACGCTTTTTGAAGAGATTTGGAACGCCGCTGTTGCCGGCGAAAACGACTTTTACCCGATCTTCCTCCCGTGGCACGCCGACCCGCGGCGAACCAGGGAATGGTACGAGCAGACCAAGCGCAACATGCCCAACACCTACCGGAGGGAGTACCCGGCCACACCGGAGGAGGCGTTCACGGCCGGCTCCGGTGCCTTCTTCCCCGAGTGGGACCATGACGTCCACGTGATCGACGAGCCTGGCTGGTATCCTCCGAAAGACTGGCGCATCGTGGCAGCATACGATCCAGGCTACAGCAGCCGCGCCTGCTTCAAGTGGTACGCAATCGCACCCGATGGCAGCGCCGTGTGCTACCGGGAGTACTATCCGACTCAGGTCACAGACGAGGAGCAGGCCAGGACGATCATCCGAATGAGCCGGGACCCTGAAGGGTTCCCCGAAAAGATCAGCTACATCGTCGCCGGTCACGACTGTTGGACGCCGAACAAACAGACGGGAGAAAGTACGTTCGAAGTGTTCTCCAGGATCGGCCGGGAGGAAGGCTTTCCGCTGAACATGATCAAAGCGCAGACCGACCTTGCCAACGGGTGGAGGAGACTTCACTCCTGGCTCAAGCCATTCGACGACCCGGTGACGGGCGAGCGAAGGGCTTTGCTGCGTTTTACGCCGGCATGCGCCAACACGATCCGGACCTACCCCGCTCTCAAACAGAGCAAGACCAATCCCGAAGACTTGGCGTCCGGCCAGGAGGACCACCCGCAGGACTGCGACCGCTACTTCGTCATGAGCCGGCCGCGACCCGGCATCGACGAACAGGAACGAGAGCGCAGAAGGGTGCGTCGTGAACGCAGGATCAGGCCGGTTGTGAGTGAGGTAACAGGCTACTAGGAGGCCGTAACATGGCACTCGTGTTGCTCAGGCAGGAACGCAGGTCGCCAAAGGAACGTGCCGCGGAGCTCATCAACCGCTTCGACTACGCGGACAACTTCCGCAAGCAGTATGAGCGGCGCGCTATTGAAAACTACAAGGTTTACGTCGGTTACCGGCCGCCTTTGCCAGAGGAAGCCCAGGGCCGATCAAACCTTCACATCCCTCTCGCCTACGAGATGGTAGACACCTTGCGGAGCCGCATCCACCAGGCTTTCGTGAGGACGAGGCCCTACGTCGATTTTGTGCCCATTCCATCGGCCCAGCAGCTTTCCTGGTGGNCCAATCCTGCCTANGTCGAGTTTGCCGAGCAGCAGGCGAAGCTGGCGGCCGCCCTCGTCGATACCCAGCTTGAGAAGAACGACTGGGAGGCGGTCTTTTACGACTACCTGACCAGCCTGCTCATTTTCCCGGCCGCCATTTTGGCCGTAGGTTGGCGATACGAGCAAAAAAGAGTCCGCCGCCGGGTGCCTGTCACGACCGGCTTGCAATGGGACTCCTTCGGCAACATCATCCCACGCATCGAAATGCAGGTGATCGAGCAGCTCGAAACGGCATGGGATGACAACGAGATCATCAACGTGGACTTCTTCGACTTTTGGATCGACCCCAAGGCGACGGACATCGACAATGCCCGCTTTGTCTANCAGCGGGAGATCGTCACCCGGGGCCAGATCGAAGATTTGATGGTGACGCTTTCGGAAAGCCAAAGCGGAGATGTCTTTCAACTCGACTGGGAGGCGCTGAAAGACAAGGGCGCTGAATGGGCTCACGAAGGACGTTTCGAGAGACTGTCCGAGGTGGGCGTATCCATCTCGTCGGACGACGGCGACTGGCCCGAGGGAGTCCGCAGAGGCGAACTGTTTGAACTGCTCCACTACTGGGAAGATGACCGCCACGCAATCTTAGTCAACCGTGACCAACTGCTCTTCGACGGAATGAACCCGTACTGGCGGCACTCCAAGAAACCGTTTGTGTTCCAGTCTTGGGANCCGCTTCCCAACGAGCCCTACGGCCTTTCTGCCATGGACATCATCCGGCATCTCAACGAAGAGCTCAACACCAACCGCAACCAGCGCATCGATAACGTGAGTCTCGTTTTGAACCGTATGTGGCTCGTTCGAAAAAATGCCGACATCGACGAATCGGAGCTTGTGAGCCGTCCTCACGGCATCGTCCGTGTCGACGACATTCACAACGACATCCGAGAACTCTCCATGTCGGACGTGACGGCCAGCACCTACAACGACGAGGCGATCATCCGCAGGGACGCAGAGAACGCTCTTGGGACGCCGGCGCTGGTACGTGGAGCCACCGACGCCACCCGACAGACGGCGACCGAAGCGACGATCAAGAACGCCTCGGCCGGCATTCGGTTCGACACCAAGATCGTCCTGTTTGACACCCTGGGACTCAAGCGCATGGCCGAGCTCATGGACCTGAACAATCAGCAGTTTGTGACCACGCCTCGCGCCGTCAAGGTGTTCAGCCACGATGAGGTTATGTCGTGGAAACTCGTCCAGCCTAATGAGATCATCGGAGAACACGAGTANAGGCCCGGATCGAGCGCTGTCGACCCGGCAACGAACAAAGAGGTNCGCCGGGCGCAGCTTACGCAGGCTCTTGAGGTCATCCTCAAGACGCAAATCCCGTTCGTGGACCTGTACGAGCTTGTCAAGGCGTGGCTGGAGACCTTCGACATCCGGAGCCCGGAGCGGATTTTGATTCCGCGCGAGNTATTCGAGCAACAGCAGCTTCTTGCCCAGCTTGCTCAAGGCGGGCCCGCGGCGCTGGGACAAGCCCTANCTCTAGGACAACTTGCTCCCCAAGCGCCCGCGCAGGCGCCNCCTCTTTCTATGAGGCCTATCCAACAGCTTTTAGGCGCGAGAGGCATCGCGTCGTNAGGTGGTGAGGCAAGCCTGCTGCATGACCTCACATCCAGCGAAATCACGGCGCTGGCGACCCTTCGAGAGAGCATCGAGTGGGANACCGTAGAGGCCGTGATTCAAAAGCAAATCCGTCGTATCGAAGGCCAGCTCGCAGAGACGGCCTTCACCAGCCTCGCTGACGTGACCAGGCTTCAAGGCGAGAGGCGTTCGCTAGTCTGGTTCCTCAGGCTGGTGGAAAGGGCACACCAACACCAACTTAAGGAGTGACAGAATGGCTGTTGAGGGACTCTATGGCAACTCCGAGGATTTCATCGAAAACGACAACCTGGAGCCTTCCCCCGACAACTCCGAACAGGAGCCGGGACAAGAAGGCGATGATAGCCTCGGAGCCGGCCCCGAAAAACAGGGAGAACCGGAGGAAAGCCAAGCCGAACAGCCCGAGAACAAACCCGGCGATCAGCCACAAGAGCTGATCCTCGGCAAGTTCAAGAGCTACGAGGACTTGGCAGAGGCGTACAAAAACCTGGAGCGACGCCTCGGTCAGCAGTCACAACAGAATAACCTGCAAATGGCGCAGCTTCTCCAAGCGATGATGGGNGGCGTTCAACCGCCGGGAACGGTTCCTGGTGTCCAGCAGGCTCCGTATCCAGCGCAGGGGACATGGTGGGGATCCAATNCCTCCATGCCACAGGACCAGGGCGTTCCCTGGATGGCTCCCGGGACGACGGCTCCCGGCGTCACGTGGATGCCTCCCGGCGTGACCACGCCGCAACCTCAACCGTCCACCCCGCAAAGCTCTCAAGCCGCTGACGAGGAAGTGGACCCCAACAAGTGGCTTGACGAGTTTTACGAAAAAGGCCCTAAGGCCATTGACGCCAGGGTTGAGGCGAGGGCGCGCAAGATCGTCGAGGAGATGCTGAACCAAGCTTCCCAGCAGTACATTGCGCCGCTGGCNCAGTCCATGCAGGTCATTCTCGGTTTTGTCCAAAGCGAAGCCACTCGGCGGGCCTTCGCTCAAATGGCGCAGGAAGCCGCCAAAGGCAAGGACGACTTCAACGATCTTCGCCAAGAGATGGAGGCGGTGATCAAGGAACAGCCTCACATCCTTCTGATGGCTCAGTTTGGACAAAACCCCTACGAAATAGCGTACCAAGAGGCCAAGCGCCGAAAGGCGCAGGACCAGCAACAACAGCAAATCGAAGCCGCCCAGAAAAAGGGCGCTCAAATGCCGCGACCCACCGCGGCTTCTCGCCGGGAACCCCAGCCTCAAGACCCAGAGAAAGCCTACGTCCGGGCTCTATTNGGACTGGACGGTTCTGGGCGATCGACTCAGGGGATTTTCGGCCAGATCGAATAACTCGCCACGGCCCTGCGGCCGTGACGAGCCGCAAGGAGTGAGGAATGAATGGCAGTTTTGACCTATGACATCGATGAACACAGGAGAGATTTTGACGTAGCGGCCGAAATCGCCCGCTACGTCCCCGACACCACGCAATGGGCGGTTCTGCTNATGCGGGCGCGCAAGCGCACCACCGGAACCGCGGAGTTTTTCTGGTTCGATGAGGACGTCTACGTGTCGTGGACCAGAGTCGTTGGCTCCTACGGCGACTCGGACACCGAGATCACCGTCCAGGACGCAACGGCTTACGCTCCCAAAGATATCCTCAAGGTGCCTCGAACCGGCGAGGTCATGTTCGTGACCGCGAGCGATCCAACCACGAACACCATTACCGTTGTCCGCGGGTACTCCGGTACCACGCCGGCCGCTTTGAACGACGGCGACTGGACGCACAGAATGGGCAACGCCATGGAGGAAAACTCCACGGCACCGCAGAGCAAAATCGTTCAGCCCACTAAGTTCCGCAACTATACGCAGATCGTGCGGACGCCCTTCGATGAGTCCATGACGAGTAACGCCGAGGACAAGAAAACCCGCGAGAACGAGCGCACCCGCCTGCGCCGGTCCAAGGCNATCGACCACCGGCTCGACATCGAGCGCATTTCGCTGTTCGGCGTTCCTTTCGAGGACACGACAAACAAGCGCCGCACCACCGGTGGTATCGAGTCCTTCATCAAGACCAACGTCGTGGACTTCAGCGCTAGCGGCGGCGTCATGACGGAGCAGGACTTCAACCAACACGTCCTTGAGCCGGCGTTCACCTACGGCAACGGCCGGAAGGTCTTCGTCTGCTCGCCCGCTTTGGGCGGCATCATCAACAGCTGGGCTGCGGATCGCATCGAAACCCGGTCCGGAGAGGAGACCTACGGTCTGCGCCTTCGCATCTACAAGTCGTTCTTCGGCGATGTCGCCATCGTTCCGTCGCGGGTTCTGGAGCACGAGTACCGCACCTGGGGCTTCCTGCTCGACATGGACTACGTGTACTACCGTCCNCTNCGGGGCCGCGACACGAAGCTGCGCGCCAACATCCAGGAGAACGACCGGGACGGTTGGAAGGACGAGTATATGACCGAGTTTGGCATGGAGCTTCGGCTTGAGAAGGCCCATGCCATCGTCAAGGGCGTCACGGCGGGCGCGGCCTAAACAGCGCAAAAA